ATTACAGTTTCATCCCCTACACTATACTCGTATTTTCCCTGAATTGAAAGGTGATATCTATCCTTTGAAAGATAATAAGTTCCTTCATCAATATGAAACCCAACTTCTTCTCCAACAGGAAGAGCAAGAAATCCACAACGACGAAGTTTCTTAAAATACTTTCCCAAGTAATTAACAATCTCTGTATGCTTGTCATATGCCGGAGTTTGAATGCAGATTTCAGTATTACCAACATATTGGTTTTCGGTTTCAATTCCACCCATTATAAGTTGTAAGACATCAACAGTCACTGTATATTCTGTTGGATCTAATTGCTCAGAATTACTAATATTTTTTTGAGAACCCCAGTCTTCTGGATATTGTTTGAGTTGTTGTAGTATTCTTGATACATCAACTCCAGTTTTTATAATACGGATATTTTTCATACCCCATAACTAAACTCACCTTTGGCAATCACATCAAGTTTTTCCATTACTTCTGGAGTAAAATACTTATCAACATCTTTTAAAATTTCTTTTGCATAGATTTTTTTACCATCCATTTCGTAACGACCCGCAACATTTTTCCACATTCCACCAATCTCACCAAGTTCAAGTAATCCATAATACTTGTCAAGTCCACGTTCGTCATAATAAAGACGAATTTCAACTTGCTTATTTTCCTTACTTAATCTTGATTTTTGTGTTTTGGCACGAATAATATTTCCAATAACTTCCTTACCGGCAGCATCTTTCTCTTTTGATTTGGACAAATATACGATTGTAGATGATGCATATTGCAGTCCAGAGCCACCTGACATTTGCTTACCACCATAAAGACTCATACTTTCATAAGTGTGATTGGTCACTATCATAGGAATATTTGCCTGACCCAACTTAAGAGTCAACATCCTAAAGGCACCCTTAATCAGTTGTGCCTTAGTCATATCACGAGTATCTTTCTCGGCGAGTGTATCTGTGATTTCTTTATTAGTAGAAAGCATACCCAAAGAATCTAATACGAATATACAAGGATTCCTTTCGCTCTTTGGTTTTTTCAGATACATATCAACTGCTTTGAGAGTCTTATTACGGAAATCTTCAATCGTGACTACATTGACAACCACCAAGCGAGTTGTGTCAATTCCCCTACCTTCCAAAAGGGATTTTGTGATTGCTGCTTCAGTATCAAAATACAAACAATATCCAGTAGGATTATTGATAAGGAAATTCTTAACGACGGCAAGACTGAAGAAAGTTTTTCCAGTAGAAGTTTCCCCTGCGATTGCAGTAATCTTGTTCCCAGAAACACCACCAAAGATGCTACCAGATACAAGAGCGTTAAAAATGTAGCTGCCAGTATCCACATATGTTTCAGTTTCTTCAATTTCGGATGCCAGTTGAGTGTATTCTCCACCAATTTCTTTTATAATATCTTTCAGAAAATCCATTATACTACCACTCCATATTTTTCACGTAAGATTTTTTTATAAGGAAGTCCTTGTTCCATAAGTTCTTTTGTTAATTTTAACTTTTGATATAGAGAGGCATCTCCTCCCACTCCAAGAGAATTAATAATCATGCCGAGTTCCCTATCGCTAATTGGTAAATCCATCAGGTAAAAAATGATTCAAGATTTGTAGTTTTTTCTATATTCCATCCAACAGCATCAAGAATTGCTTTGAGTGGAGATATAAATGCCTTCTCAAATTGTAGTTCATAGTCTATGTATTTGTCAAGACCCAGTTCATTTGGAAACTCGGAAATGAACGAAATCACATTTTCGTGAATAGTATTTGGAAGTTTAAGGTAGCAAAATTTAACCTTTTCTCCATTTTGTATGAGAGAATATTTATTTGTTAGTTTTGCTTCTTTTATATAATGATTGAAAAGAAGTGCCCCACGAACAGCAATCGGAGTTTTGGATGCATAGATATTCGAAGAACACTGATACTTACGAACATCAGATGCTGTTCTTGGAAAAGAAATTTGCTCTGGTGGAAGTTTTTCAAATTCTGAACGAGCATTATCAATGAATTTAATTACATCATCTTCGGTGCCGTTCATCATTAATTTGAGAGCATCTTTAATCATCTTACGGCAGGGAGCAGGAGTAGAAGATTTAACTGCCTCAATTCCTGTTATTTTGAGTTTAGGTTCTTTATAACGAACACCTTCACTATCCCAGACATTTAGAATATATCTCTTTTTAGCAGTCCAGATTCCACGATCAGCAATATTCTCGCGTTTCATTTGCATCTTTTGTGCATAGGCATTCACATAGTCCGCCAATTCTTGATAAGAACTTTCAATATACTTTTCAAGTTTTGCCTCACAGATCTTATCAAGGAACGAAACAATTCCTTCAGTAGTTTTCTCTTTTCCTTTGTATATAGTATCAACCAAAGGACCCATATTAAGATAGATAGAATCAGTATCAGAAGCAATAACATAATCTACATTTTTAGTCTTAAGAAGTTTATTGAGATAGACATTCATCTTACTCTCAATCCAACGAATTGCAACCTGCCCAGAAAAAGTGATTGCTTCTGCATTTGCTAGTTTATAATACCTGAAGTATTCACTACCACAAGCACCATAAGCAGAATTAAGAGCAATCTTTTTAGACATCTGAATATTGTTACATCTAGATATTTCTTTATCTAATTCCTTCGTTGGAGTTTTTTCATATTTCTTTTTAGCAGAAATCATCTTCTTCTTATATACCACACGATCATTATACATTTTCTCCATTAGTTCAGGAAGAAACCCACGAACATCTTTGCGATACATTGATCCGTTCGCACATATACAATAATCTTTATACTCAGAAAAATCGAGTTGTTTATTAAGTATTTTATCTACGGTTACACTTGGATGACGTTTTTCTAATAATGTCTCTGGCGAAACATTAAACATCATAATCAAATGCGGGTATAGTGAGTTAAGGTCAAAATTAACAACCCAATCATATATACCAGGAACAGGTTCCTTAACATATGCGCCAGCAAACTTATCACTTTTAGAAGATTTTTCTTTCTGTGGTATTACTATATTTCGTTTTTTGAGATAATTGTAAATAATAGTATCCCACATACGAACCTGTGAAAATACATCAACATAATTTGCCTTCGCATCATATGCCATCGTAATTGCAAGCTCAATTAGTTTCATCTTGTCTTCTAAACGATCAACAAGTTCTACGTCTTTGATGTTATATTCTACAAACTTCTGCCAACCTTTTGTATAGAAGTCCTTAAATGTATCAAACTCCGAGTGATCTAGTTTTTTCTGCCCGAGTTCAACATCAGCAATATGATCCAGCCTATAAGATTCTTGATTAGAAGTTGCAGGAGACCATTTATAAAGTCTCAAATAATCAAGTTGAGAAATTCCTCCAATATCATAAGAAATATTTTTACGCCCCAAAACATAAGTCTCACTCTCAGTCACAAGTCCCCAAGGAGATATTCTCTTCATTAATTTTTCACCTAAAATTGTATCAAGGCGTCTAATTAAGTAAGGAATATCATATAATTCACTGTTCCAACCAGTAATAACTTCAGGAGTATTACTCTCAATCATCCACCAGTGAATAAAAGCATTCAACAGATCATATTCACTCGAAAAAGAACGATATGTTACATTACTCTGTTGATTATTAAATTTACCCAAACCCCAAGTATCAATTTTTTTAGTTGTATAATCTTGTAGAGTAATCAATAATATTTCTTCGGCAGCATTTTCTACATCTGGAAATCCATTTTCCGATGCCACCTCAATATCAATCGTAGTAAGTTTTATCTTATTAACATCAAATTTAATCTCTTCTTCTGGATATTTTTCTGATATGTATTGATAGATGTAATAAGAGTTTCCAAATATTTTAAAATTATCAACTCCTTGATATCTCTTAATAAAATCTCGACATTCTTTTACCGAACCTGGTTGAATTGCCTCTACATATTCACCACTCAAAGTTTTGTATTCTGTTTCTTTTTTAGATGAGACAAAAAGAGTCGGAGAAAACTTCTCACGGGTTATGAAATGTTTCCCATTTTCATAACCACGAATTAGAAAATGATCTCCGATCATCTGGACGTTCGTATAAAATCTTTCGGACATTATGAAGTTAGTTCAAGATACTTTTCAATAATTTCTGGAGTTGGGTCAACAATAGTAAGAATACTATTAGAATGAATCATCAATTCAGACTGATTTGTAATCTCAGGCCAGGGTTTCATAGTATCCACATCAAAAAACTCATATGGATTGATCAGTTTGCAATCGGGTTCTCCAAGCTCAGATCCAACCTCAACAATTTCTGTAATTAATACAGTATCAACCTTCAGTAGAAGGCACTTCACATTTCGTTCCATTTACTTTTTCCTCGTATAATTGGGTAATAGATTTAACTGGTTCAACAATAGTCACAATCCAAT